TGAAATTTGTAATCGTTTCCTTTTTCTGGTTTGAATAAAGATAATCTTGGCATATCACACATATTTATTGAAAGCGAACCATGTGGTAAATATGTATATGTCAGAATTACAAACAGGTCAACAAGAGATATTCGATTACGTCAAAAACAACCTAGGTGAAGGTATGATCGACGTTGAATTGGATCCAAAACATTACCAAACTGCACTTGAAAGAGCAGTGAATAGATTTAGACAAAAATCGTCAAATGCTGTGGAAGAATCATATGCATTTTTAACTTTAAAGAAAAATCAAAACACATATATTTTACCAGATGAAATTATTAATGTGAGAAAATTGTTCAGAAGAACAGTTGGATCGAGAACAGAAGGCGGAGAAGGCGGAACACTATTTGAACCATTCAACCTTGCATATACAAATACCTATCTTTTGAGAGCAGGTGCAACAGGCGGACTTGCGACTTATTATGCTTTTGCATCATACCAAGAATTAGTTGGAAAATTATTTGGATCATTTATACAATTTCACTTCGATGTTGCAACTAAAAAATTAACTATAACACAAAGACCAAGAGCCGATGACGAAACTGTCCTAATGCACACAGACAATTTTAGACCAGATATCACTCTTTTCAAAGATATCTACTCCAAGCCTTGGATAAGAGATTACACGTTAGCAGTATGCAAAACTATGTTAGGCGAAGCAAGAGGAAAGTTTAGTACTATTGCAGGACCACAAGGTGGAACTCAATTAAACGGTGATGCATTGAAAAACGAGGGACAAGCGATGATGGACAAACTTGATGCAGAAATAGGTAATTTTGAAGAGGGCGGTACTCCACATAGTTTTGTTATAGGTTAATTCGGTAATATTTTTTTTTAAATAATAGTACTATGCCTAAGGTAAATGTCACAGTAGATTCCGGAGCAAGAGACGAACGTTGTAGAAGTTATAGCGATCTTAAAGCCGACGAATTAGAATTTATGGTAAAGCATTTGGAAAATGATGCTAAAAGAGCCACACACGATCCACACCTAAGAAGACAAGTTTTAGGTGCAGTTCAAGAAGCAAAAGAAGAGATTGCAAAACGCCTAAAAAAATAGTATAATGTACAAATGCTTATAGGTATTTGTGGATTAATCGGCTCAGGAAAAGATACAGTTGCAGAAAGACTGGTCACACATCACGAATACAAAAGAGATTCATTCGCAAAAAGTTTAAAAGATGCTGTTGCTTCTATGTTCAATTGGGATCGAGAAATGCTCGAAGGGAATACAAAATCAAGTAGATACTGGAGAGAACAACCTGATACTTTTTGGAGTGAAAGATTAGGAAAACCAACGACACCACGTTGGGTATTACAGCACTTTGGAACCGAAGTAATGAGAGGTAAAATGTATGATGGCATATGGGTTGATAGTTGCATAGGTAGATACAAGGGTGAAAATACTGTAATATCTGATACGAGATTTCCTAACGAAATTAAAAGAATAAAAGAATGTGGTGGAATTATTTTACTTGTAAAAAGATTCCAGGATCCAGACTGGTTTACAAGTTATGTTGAAGGAAATATTGTACCTCAAAATATACATTCATCTGAATATGCATGGGCAAAATCAGAGTTCGATTTTACTATAGAAAATAATGGTACCTTGCAAGAATTAAACGCAAAAGTTGATAATTTTATCCATCAACTTCGAGATCTCCCACACTCCATCGAAGCCGCTTAACACTTGCTAATCTCTGGCAATTAGCACATACAGTTTTCAAATTAGTTTCAATTGTGTTATTTTTGTTTCCATCTATAAAAAGCACATCCAATTGTATTTGTTCTCGTGCCTTAAATCCACATAATTCACATTTACGTTTTTTGCTATATCCAGAACGTTGTAGCGGAGTGACTCCGCCTATTTTAAGTTTTTTGTTCTTTCTTATACAGGTATCACAATGTCTACGCCAGTAGATCTTGGTACCCTTACGATATCCCATGGCTCTGGGATTCTTTTTACATTGTACACATAATGGCCTTATTTCAGCATTCATGCTAGTATTTAAGTCACCTATATAGGTACCAAAAATGCATTTATTTTGTCGTAAAATACGTAATGACCGCTAAATAGTATTAACATATTTAAAGATACAAATAATTTGTTAAATTGCAAGGAGAAAATAAATTATGGCAACACTAACTAGTCCAGGAGTAGAAGTAAGCGTCATAGATGAGAGTTTTTACGTACCCGCAGATGCAGGTACTACACCATTATTCATAGTTGCATCGGCACAGGATAAAACAGCAGGTTCAGGAACTACAACTGCACCAGGTACAACATCATCTTTAGCAAATCAGGTTTACTTAATTACTTCACAAAGAGAATTAACAGAGACTTTTGGAGATCCAAAATTCTACACAGACGCATCAGGAAATTCATTAAACGGTTATGAGTTAAACGAGTACGGTTTACAAGCGGCATATTCATTTTTAGGAATTGCCAACAGAGCATACGTTTTAAGAGCAAACATTGATTTAGCAGATTTATTGGGCAGTTCATCTGCACCAACTTCAAGACCAACAGATGGAACATATTGGTTCGACCTTGCATCATCATCTTATGGATTATTTGAGTGGTCATCTACTAATCAAAAATTTACAACAATTACTCCAATTTTAATCACAAGACTTGCTGACCTAGTAGGCGATGTGGCAACTGGTGCTCCAAAGGCACACGTTGGAAGTAACGGTCAATATGCAATAAACACAACACACAATTCAAACAAGATCTACTTTAAAAATGACTTAGGATCTTGGGCACAGGTTGGTTCACTTGCATGGCACAGATCACACGCAACAATCACTGGAACTGTCAGCGGTGGATCAATAACATCAGGACATTCGCTTACAATTAATGGTTCAAACGTAGCATCAAGTTCAACAACATTTGCTAACATGGCGGCACAAATTAATGCGGCTTCAATTCCAGGTGTTACAGCGGCAGTTGATGCAACAACAGGTTTCTTAGAAATCTATGCAACACCAGAATCAAGATCAAATGGTTCAACAGCAGATGGAAAAATTACATTAGCAAACAACTCAGGAACACTTTTAACTGATATTGGTTTAACAGCAGGAACATATAATAGTCCACTGTTTTATCAAGCACCACATACTTCAAGACCTGAGTGGAAAACAGGAGATACAACTCCAAGACCTAACGGTTCACTTTGGTTTAAATCAACTTCACCAAACAACGGTGCAGATGTAAAAGTAAAACTTTACAGTTCAGCATCAGCGTCTTTTGGAGATGTAGCATCTAGATTCTATAACGGTCATACATCAGCAATTTATAATTTAGATCCAACAACAGGTGGTACAGCAATTAAAACTGGAACACTTTACGCACAATATAATATAACTGAAGAATCAGGATTTGATTCGTTACCTAATGTCGGTGACTTTACATTATTTAGATACGAAGGTGGACAAACAGTTGTTCAATCTAAAGTAACACACGCAACAGGATTACAAGGAACTTTCTCAATACAAGAAACTTTAAAAGGTGTTGAGACATTATCAACTGCAAAAACAATTACAGTTTCAAACCTAGATGGTTCAACAGTAGCAGACAACACAGACTTTGTTGCGGCTGTTAACAATGCAGGTTTAGTAAACGTTAGTGCAGAAGTTGTAGCAACTGGTCAATTTGCAGGTGCAATTAAAATTACACACGCACTTGGTGGAGACATTAGAATGGTTGACACACAAGGTACACCACTTGCAACAGCAGGATTCAGTAATTCAACAGCACACAGTTATGGATCATTTACAGCAAACTCAACTGTATTAGTTGACAACTTATATGATGCACCAACTGGTGAAGCATTAGACTCATCGAAAGATAATGCCATTATTGCTTCTAACTGGAAAAGATTATCATACACAGCATCAATGAGTGCTCCTACTAACGAAGCAGTAGCAGGTACTTTATGGTACAATACAAACTTAGATGCTGACATCATGGCACACAATGGTACAACTTGGGTTGGTTACAAAACAGCATACGCAAGTACAGATCCAAATGGTCCACAATTTAGTGCAACAGAACCTAAGAAACAATCAGATGGCACTGCACTTGTTGACAACGATTTATGGATTGATACTAGTGATTTAGAAAACTATCCAAAACTTTACAGATGGAATACAACAGCAACTATCACAAATTCAACTTCAGGTGTAGCAGTTACAACAACTGGCCCTGCTTGGGAATTAGTTGATAACACAGACCAAACAACAGAAGATGGTATTGTGTTTGCTGATGCGAGATACCATACATCGGCTGACAGAACAGACACTTTATCAGCAGGTGGTGTTGGAACACCAAGTTCTATTAAAGATCTTTTAAGTGATTCTTTCTTAGATCCAGATGCTCCAAATCCAAAACTGTATCCAAAATCAATGTTGTTATGGAACACAAGACGTTCTGGTTACAATGTTAAAGAATACAAAAACAGTTATATAACAACTGCGGCATATCCGGGAAGTGGATCAACTGGTTTAGGAAACATTAGATTTAATAATGAATCAGTAGCAAACTACCATCCGGACAGATGGGTTTCTAAAAACTCAATCAACGCAGATGGTTCTGGATGCTTTGGTAGAAAAGCACAGAGAAAAGTTATAACTGCACAAATAAAATCTACAATTGATACAAACCAAGCAATTAGAGAAGACCAAAGAGGATTTAACGTATTGGCTTGCCCTGGATATCCAGAAGCAATTTCAAACTTATTAAATCTAAATGCAGACAGAAACTTCACAGGATTTGTTGTTGGAGATACTCCGATGAGATTAGAAGGAACTGCAACATCAGTTTCTAACTGGTCGGCAAACTCTGCAGGTGCTTCAGACAACGGCGAAGACGGTTTAGTTTCAAGTTCAGAATATTTGGGAGTATTTTATCCATCAGGAAAAACTACTTCTAATGCAGGTAAATCAATTATTGTTCCACCATCACACATGATGATGAGAGTATTAGCGAACAATGACAATTTAGCATTTCCTTGGTTTGCACCAGCAGGTACAAGAAGAGGTGTAGTAGACAACGCAACAGCAGTTGGATACATTGATGCTAAAGAGGGTGAGTTTGAGCAAATAGCAATATCAGAAGGTATGAGAGATTCAATGCACACAGCAAAAATTAATCCAATTACTTTCTTCTCAGGAGCAGGAATTATGAACTACGGTAACTTAACAAAAGTTGCGGCAAGTTCAACTTCAGCACTTGATAGAATAAACGTTGCTAGACTTACAGTGTTTCTAAGAACACAGTTAGAAAGAATAGGTAAACCGTTTATCTTTGAACCAAATGATACAATTACTAGAAATGAAATCAAACAAGCAATTGAATCATTCTTGTTAGAATTAGCAGGTCAAAGAGCAGTTTACGATTTCTTAGTAGTTTGTGATGAAACTAACAACACAGCAACTAGAATAGACAGAAATGAATTGTATGTTGACATAGCAATTGAGCCAGTTAAATCAGTTGAGTTTATATACATTCCATTAAGAATTAAAAACACAGGAGAAATTGGAAAATTAGGGTCCTAATTTTTTAGATAAATAGGAGAGAGAACATATGTCAATATCAACACTATCAAAATTTACAGTACCTTTAGCAAACGACCAGAGTGCTCAGTCACAAGGTTTGTTAATGCCAAAATTACAGTATCGTTTTAGAGTTATTTTGGAAAACTTTGGAGTATCAACACCTAGATCCGAACTAACAAAACAAGTTGTTGATGTTACAAGACCGGATTTATCATTTGATCAAATTACTTTAGACGTGTACAACTCAAGAGTTTACATGGCTGGTAAACATACTTGGAACCCAATTACATTGAACATCAGAGATGATGTAAACAATGCTGTATCTAAACTTGTTGGAGAACAAGTACAGAAACAATTTGATTTCTTTGAACAATCAAGTGCGGCATCAGGTATAGATTATAAATTTACTGCAAGAACAGAAATTCTTGATGGTGGACAAGGTGCATCAGAACCAACTGTATTAGAAACATTTGAGTTATATGGTGCATATGTTGAATCAGTTAATTACAACACATTAGCATATAACACTTCAGACCCAGCAACTATTTCGTTAAGTATCAGATACGACAACGCAATACAAACACCACAAGGTACTGGTATTGGAAGTGCTGTAACAAGAACACTTGGTACACTTGCTACTGGTGGTGGACAATAAGGTTAGGAGTATAAAAAATGGCAGGACAAACTAGAATATTTGGTTTAAATGTAACAGCAGGTACGTTGTATAGTCACAATGTAAGCGGATTTAAACTGACTGTACAAAACAATTCTAACTCAAACATAGATTTAAGAGCAGAAGACGATGCTATCGACGAAGCAGTAGAAGAAATTATTGGTGAATTAAATCCATTAATGTATTTTGTTGTTAACGATAACTCAGGTGTTATTCATATTATCATGGATAAAAATCATACAGCGGCTGATATACAGCAAAGAGTGAGAAACTTGGGATCAGCAGTAGGACCAAACAACATTGATGTTAGAGGTTCAGACTGTGTTGCGGCATCTTCAATAACAGTTGCTTAAGAATTATAGATCATAATTACCTCCCGATCTAACAAAAAGCGTCTTTAAAGGCGCTTTTTTTGTGACAATAAATACAAGTGTATGCCAAGTATCAATAATTTTTTAAAAGGATTCTCAGACGGCCTTCCAGGAATGAAGGATTACCGTCATGCATCAAGATTATATTTTGACGACAATTTTAAATTAGCACCAAAACACAAATATCTATATCACGTTGTAATAGATTGCGATTGGACGGTAACAGGTGTATCTTCACCATTCTCTAATAATGAAAAAATAGAATTGAATATGTTGGTTAAGGCAATAGATTTGCCAAAATACAATATGAACGTAGATGAAAAAATTCAATACAATAAAAAAATGTATCTTGCAACCAGAATAGGTTATGAACCTGTCAATGTAACATTCCATGACGATAATGCCGATACTGTAAATGCTTTTTGGAAAACATATTATGAACATCATATTGCAGATTCTATAACTACAAATCCGTCTATGAGAACACAGAATAAAGATACGCAATATGATGCACAACTTACTGCAACACAATTTGGTATGGATACTGCAACAAAAAGAAAGAAACCTTTCTTAAGAGGTATTGATATTTTTGTATTGCACAAACAAAGATTTACCTCTTTTAGTTTAATAAATCCTGTGATAGGATCGTGGGCACACGATACATTGGATCAAGCAGATGGTCAAGGGTTACTACAAAACACAATGCAAGTTTTTTATGAAACTGTTTTATACAACACAGGTTTAGTTAAAGGAGGAGGAGTACCAGGTTTTGCATCTTTACACTATGACAACTCTCCGTCTCCATTAAGTGTATTGGGTGGCGGGACAAATTCTTTATTTGGACCGGGAGGTATTATTGATGGAGTAGGATCAGTAATAGGAGATATCAGAGGAAATAGAGTAGGATTAGGTACAATCCTTAAAGGAATTAACACATATAATAATGCAAGAAAAATAAAAAATGCAAAAGGTCAATTAAAAGAAGAACTTGGCGGAATTGTAAAAGATGAAATTAAAAAAATTGGTGATTCGGCAGGCACTATTGCTAATCCGGTCGGAGATTTTTCTGTAGGTAATGCGGCAACAACGGCTTTACTTGCAGGTACAACAATAGCCGCGGCAAAAGGATTAATTGACGGAAAAAATAAAGATAACACAGTGGTACAAAACTCTCAACTTGATACACAAACATATCTTACACCGTCTGAAAGTTTTAACATTGTGTCAAACAATCCAAATATAAAAAATCAAATTGCATCTAATATGTATTACAAGGATGTTGGCAGTAGAAAAGGTTTGACAGTTGCAGAAAGCGATGTTGAATTTGCTTCAGCAGGTGATAGTGTTAAAAATGTTTATAATAGCAAAGCAACTTCAAATATTACAAAACTAGTGAATGAAGGATATATAAAAATTAATAGAGATACACAAGATGTATCAATAGCAACGGAAACACAAGGTTTATAATGACAAAGGATTTTTATTCAAATTTACCAAGTAAAGAAGACGAAAAGTTAATGGACACAATGAGAACCTTGACTCATTCCAATGACGAACCGTTTGAATTTAATGTAGGTGACTATGATACAACTATTGCATTTTTTGTAAAAAGAGGATTCGAACGTTCTTCTGCAGAACAGTTGGCATATATTATTTTACGTCAAGCAAAAATAGATGAAGTGAATCCACAAGAAGTAATTGAAAAACTAGGTGACGCAAGTCCTATCGAATTATCTGAAGTCACTCAAATGATTTTAAATTCTACTAGATATAAATCTAGTAGACTAGGAACAAGACAAACAAAGACAACAAAAAGTATTGTATCTAGAAACATAGTAGGATAAAACCATGGCTATGAGATTTGCAAGGGGAAAGTATGTCCTCAAAAATCCAGAAAAATATATAGGAATTAAAACTCCAACTTACAGAAGTGGGTGGGAACACGCATTTATGAGATTATGTGATGAACATCCTAACGTGGCAAAATGGGCAAGTGAATCAATTAAGATTCCTTATAGACATCCTATTACAGGAAAGTACACTATCTATGTTCCAGATTTTTTCATTGTGTACATGGATAAGAATGGCAAGAAACACGCAGAAATTATTGAAGTAAAACCAGCGGCACAGTCTTCAATGCAGAAAGCAGGTAAAAGTAGAGGAAAACAGATGCAAGTTGTTGTCAATACTGCAAAGTGGGAAGCCGCCAATGCCTATGCAAAACAAAATAAAGTTATGTTTAGGGTAGTTTCAGAAGAACAATTATTCCATAACGGTACACGTAAATAAAACGATGACAAAGAAATTAGAAGATATACTTAATTTACCAAATGTAAAAGAAGCATTTGCTAAGGTAGACGAAAAAGAAAAAGTAAAAGAAGCAAAGAATAATGGCACTTCTGCACCTAAAAATGTTGATCCTCAAACTGCAACAGCACTTGAAAAAACTTATAAAGAGTTTGATAAGATTTCTGCGTCACTTCCTGCAGTCAAAGGATTGGGAGAATTGTCTGATCTAGAATTAGACAAATTAGCAGGCGAGGCCGAAGATTCATATAAAAATTTAATGGATTTAGGAATGAATGTTGACTCACGTTATTCCGGTAGGATATTTGAAGTTGCAAGTACAATGTTACGTAATGCTATTGATGCCAAGTCCAGTAAAATAGATAAGAAGTTAAAAATGGTTGAACTACAACTGAAGAAAGCAAAACTGGATAAAGACGGTGATACAGGCCCAGAACCTGTAGAATCGGAGGGTATGATCATATCTGATCGTAACGAATTAATGAAGAAACTGATGAAAAAAGACTAAATATTACATTATGAGCACATTCGCACAATATCTAACAGAATCTACGAAGCAATATGACTACAGAATTAAAGTAGCAGGTGAAATTTCAGATGATTTTGGAACACGTATGGAGCAGGCTTTAGCAAAATACGAAGTATCAAATTTATCAGCAGGTAAAAAAACACCAATACAAGAACATCCTTTAGATTTTCCAATGTTAAAAAATCACGAGGTACACATTTTTGATCTAACAACAAGTTATCCTGCTTCTCCAAGAGAAATTAAAGAATATCTAGCAGATTATATGAGAATGTCTCCTGCAATGATAATGGTTAAACATCCTAACGCACCTGAAGAAGAATATCAAGCACAAATGAATGCTAAATCCGAATATAAAAATATGTTACAAACAGTCGAAATGGGATCAGCAACAGATGTCAAAGCAGAAGATATGTTTGGTGATAAGGCAAACATGAGTTTACTGAAAGAATTACTTAAAGGTAAAGAAGAAAGATATCAAATCGAAAAGGGATCTGATAGTAAAACCCAAGACACACAAAGCAAAGAGGACGCTCCTAGCGATTCACCTTTAACAAGAAAGAAATAATATTATGGAAATGATTGACGTTATAAAAAAGTTAGAAGAAATTGCAAGTAAAAGTCCAGAAGTAGCAAAAGCAATTGAAAGCACTGAAGCAATGAATCCAAAAGAAGTTGACGAAAATGCTGTTCAAAGCGACAAAAGTATAGCACAAAACGATCAAGAAGTTTCAGAAGAAGTTACAGATAAAATTAACGAATTTAAAGTTGGCAGTTATAAAGATTTTTTAGCATCTAAAGGTGTTGACATATACAACCTTAAAGGTGACCAACACGTTAAGTATGCAAAGATGTACAGAGATGCTAAAAATCAAAAACATCAAGATGCGACTGCTAAAAAAGGTACAGACGATCACAAAACTTACACACCGTCTACAGCAGACACTCCAGCAAAAATTGAAGGCGAAGCAAACGAAGGCGGAATGAGTGACATACACATTGGTGCTCAAGAAGAACTTGGCAACTATCTAAACGACGATGGAGATTTAGATATGCCGAAAGCAGAAGTTTTACAAAAAATGGCGGCAGATGCAAAAAAAGTACCTTTCCCAAGATCATACGAAATTGAAACAGCAATGGACATGGTTAGAAATGATTTTCAAGACAACGGTGCAAGAAGACCAGACATGGAACCGGCAATGGATGCAGAACAACCAGCAGATGAAGGTAATGCTTTTGCACAGGCAGTACAAAAAGCCAAAGCGGCAGGCATGAAAAAAGGTGACAAGTTTAAAGTTGGAGACGAAGAGCATACTTTAAGAGATAGCGATTTTGAGGTAAATACACAAGTAATGAAAACAGAAGACAAAAAACAAGTTAACGAAGCAATTCAAATATCAACTGATTCTCCAGAAGAAGCAGGAATCATGATGCAAATTTTAAAACTTGCAGGTGTTCAACAAGTTACACCAGATATGATGGGTGCTGATGAACCACACGATCACGATGGTATGACTCATTCACATCCAGGTGGCGACCAAGAACACAGTCACGATAAAGAAATGGGAATGGACAAGATGAGAGATCTAGTTCAAAAATCTCAAGAAGAGCCTGCAGATGAGGCCATGGCAAATAGTCCAGAAATTAAACATCAAGACACAGACTATATGCTTAACAAAATATCAGGTGGATTGAACAAGCAAAAACAACAAGTAAGAAAAGAATATCCAGGCGACAATCCATTGGCAGTGGAAGACACTATTTCAGAAGAAGATTTATCTAACCAATTAAGAAATGCTTATGAAGAATTCAAAAGCAACTATGCAGAAGCAGTTGCGGAAGCAAAAGCAAAACCAGACTATCTTGATATGGACAAAGATGGCGATAAATCAGAACCAATGAAAAAAGCCATTAAAGATAAAGAAGCAAAATAATTTCACTTTAATTTCTTTTAAATAAGCATATGAGTTTAAACAAACTTATGGCTGTAAATTCGTTTGCACTAGTGAATAATACTATGTGGATAGGTATTCCTAAAGTTGCAACATCCAGCCTATATCCTGTTTTTAATAATCTTTCTACAACTTATTATAATACTAATCAAGAATTTTTAGATAACGATAAAAACAATAATATAAACAAACTTTGGTGTATATGGAGAGATCCATGGGAAAGATGGTTGTCTGCTGTAATACAAGATTATGAATATAAATTTGATTTAGGTGTTGTTCGTGACGGAGTCAAACAACATAGATATCTAACAGATAAAGAATTATTAGAAATTTATAACGAACTACAAGTAGATTGGAAGTTCAGTCATTCGAACTTGCGGAACAGAAAATTTCAGCATAGTGGAATTTATATTGCAAGGTATATTACATTGTTATGGAGACTGATTAACGAAAGATTTAGTTGCCAAGAAATATTATTTTACACTTTACCAAAAATAGAAATTGCAATAAAAGAAAATTTAAATATTAATATTGAGATTCCAAAATTAAATGTTTCAAATATAGAAAATACACATAGGCTTGGTGTATTGTTGAGAGAGAAAAAATTTTATGATGCTTGGAAAAATCAGTACCAAGAAGATTTATTTTTAGATCAAGCAATAGATAAAAAAAGAAGAAGCACAAAATTAGGTTATAATTATTGGATGAATAACATAATTGCAAATAATAGATCGAGATATAATAAAATACCACTAGGAAAAATACAGTAAATACAATATATGGCGTACGTATCATTAGACAGTGAGCAAATTAAAAAGGCTAATAAAAAACACAAATACACTAAAGATCAAGTCTTAGAATTAGAGAAGTGTATGGATAAGAAATCTGGTCCTTTGTATTTCATGAAAAAATTTATGAAGATACAACACCCGACCAAAGGAGAAATGCCTTTTAAACCTTTTGCCTATCAAGAAAGATTGATTGAGGCATATAACTCTCATAGATTTAGTATATCAATGTTACCTAGGCAGACAGGAAAAACAACCTGTGCGTCGGGTTATCTAATTTGGTATGCTATGTTTCATCCAGATTCACAGATACTAATTGCCGCACACAAATACGCAGGTGCATCAGACATCATGTCAAGAGTGCGTTATGCTTATGAGATGCTACCGGGTTGGATCAAAGCAGGTGTAAATCAATACAATAGAAACTCAATTGAATTTGATAACGGTTCAAAAATAATGGCAACTACAACAACTGAAAATACAGGACGGGGTATGTCCTTAACAATGATATACTGTGATGAGTTTGCATTCGTACAACCACCTGACAAAGCAAAAGAATTTTGGACATCACTGTCACCAACATTGAGTACAGGGGGTAAATGTTTAATTACATCAACGCCTAACAGTGACGAAGACCAATTTGCATTGATCTGGAAAGAAGCAAATAAAAGATTTGATGATTACGGAAATGACAATGTAGTAGGTACAAATGGTTTCTATGCCATGAAGGCACATTGGTCAGAACATCCAGATAGAGATGAAACTTGGGCAGAAACAGAAAAATCCAGAATAGGAGAAGAAAGATTTAGAAGGGAACACGAATGTGAATTCTTGATTTTTGATGAAACACTTATTTCATCTACAACACTTGTTGAGATGGAAGGTGCAGAACCTATGCAAACAATGGGACAAGTAAGGTGGTGGAAAAAACCAAATCCTAAAATGACTTACATGGTTGCATTAGATCCTGCGATGGGTACTGGAGGAGATTTTGCCGCAATCCAAGTATTTGAACTTCCAACATTCGAACAAGTAGCAGAATGGCATCATAACACAACTCCAATGAATCAACAAATACGAATATTGCAAGGAATCTGTAAACATATACACGAAACTTGCTTAGAGCAAGATTCGTCAAAAAATCCTTCAATATTTTATTCAATGGAAAATAACACAGTCGGAGAAGCGGCTCTATTAAGAGTTATGGATATAGGAGAAGAAAATATTCATGGACAATTTTTATCTGAACCTATCAGAAAAGGACATAGAAGAAAATTTAGAAGAGGCTTTAACACCACTGCAAAACACAAGATAGATGCCTGTACAAAATTTAAAGAATTGATCGAAAGTAACAAAATGATTATAAACAGTAAACCATTAATATCTGAACTTAAGGATTTTGTTGCAACAGGAATTTCATTTAAAGCAAAGCCTGGACAACACGACGATCTTGTTAGTGCTTGTTTAATAATGACACGTATGATGAAAGTACTTGCAGATTTTGATCCAAAAATCTTTGAAAAATGGACCAATAGAGACACCGAATATACTGCTCCAATGCCTATATTTGCCAACCTAGGAATATAACTAAATATAGTATTATGACAACAGAAGTACTATCTAACAACGTCTTTAACAAAATACGATCAAAGTTTGGTGATGTCCAACTAGGAGATACAGACGGAAATGTTACCGCTGATCCTAGAAAAGCAGTATTTTATGATTTCGAGTATGCCGAAGATTCAGACACGTTTGGCAGAATGAGTATATCAATAGCAGACGGTGAATCAATGAAAGTATTTTACAATAAGAACTTAACTGATAAAATAGACGAAAATAGTAAATCGGAATTTTTTGCTTTTTTAAAAGAACTAAAAGACCTTGCTGTACAGCATCAATTGAAGTTCGATGTACGTGATATTACTAAATCTAACCTATCAAGCCAGGATTTTAAGAATCTTGCAGATACAAATCAAACGGTAAATACTGATGAAATGTCAGAAGAGATACAAGAAATCACTAAATTAGCAGGCGTAGAAGTAAAAGAAAGTCTACGTGGAACTAGTAAAAGTTCATATGAAAATTTAGATAAAACAAGATTAATTATTAGACACAAAGGCAAAGTAGACGAAACTGTGCCTGGTGCAAGATCAAGACAGATACAATCATTGTACATCGAAAACAGTGATGGTGAAAGATTCAAATATCCATTAACACATTTAGCAGGTGCAAGAGCAATGGTTAGACACGTGGCTAATGGTGGAAAACCACATGATGATTTTGGACAACACATTATACAAACATCTGAAGATATTGCTAAACTAAATTCATTCTCGAGATATGCGGCAAACAAAGATCAACTTAATGATAACGCAAGTGATATTATTGAGCAGACTAAAATGAAATTAGAAAACTTAAGACAATATGTTAGAAACTTAGGCAAACAATCACACTACGACGAAACATTTAAAAACTTTAAAACAGCAGAAGAAAGAGTTTTAGACGACGAAACTAGAAACACATACAGAGAAAAATTTACACTTAAAACATTAGATGATAGAGTAGAAGAAGCACTTCCTTTAATTCATGACATAATGTCAGAATATAAAACTGATGAGCCAACAGATAAAGATGCCAAAGTTGAACCACCAGTTGATCATGGAGCGATTGTTCAAAGTTGGTTAACAAATCCAGATAACAAATTAGTTTTAAGAAAAGATGATACAGCAGATAAAATGTTATCTGTAACAAAATTTAATAATAAAAATACTATGCTAGGTTCAATACTATCTGACATAGCGGCAAGAATGATGTCAAAAGGAAACGAAGAAGACAGAGTGGCAAACTTTGCTTCTAGAGTTGCAGATGATTTAGAAAAAGAAGGAACACCTTTTGCACAGCATGATCAAGATTATTTAAAAAATAAAAAAATTGCTGTAATGTTAGCAAAAAGATACATTGACGATTACAAAAAAATGAAGGCAGATCCAAAGTATGCTGACGAAGTAAGAGTTGATCCTCAAGCATTTGCACCTAAAAAAGATAGACAAGGTAAAGCAAAAGAAACTGAAGCATTTGAAAATTGGGTAAACAACATAGATGCAACAGAGGATAAAGGTTCAACATTAGCATCAAGAATAATTAGAAAAGCAGGTGAAGAAGATAAAGACTCAATGGACAGCGAAATGTTTATTAAATCTGCAGATATGTTAGATGCAGGCAAATTAGAAGAGTTAGGAAAATATCTTTACAATTCAGATACTGCTCCGAGAGAATTTGTTATGAAAACTATTGCAGATCACGATCCTGATACTTTTAAAGATATGTACGGAGATCAAGAAGGATATCTTTCAACAATGAAACCAAAAGGTTTAGACGTAGATGCATTTAACGGTGAGTCAGTAACATTTGAAGATATCAAACCATACGTTTCAATGTATAGAGACGAAAACGGAAAAATGGTAAATGATGTTTTAGACAAAGACGGAAATTCAGTATACAAATCTCATGATTCAAAAGCGGCAATGGCATTTCTTTCTAAAAACTTTGCAAAAATGAGATCCGGCGAGATGAAAGGTGAACCTAAAAAAGAAGATTCACTAGGCGAATCGAGATCAAAAATTGTTGAATCAATTAAAGCAAAAATACAAAAAGACACAGCAAAAGCAGACGAAGAACTATCAAGAATAGTTCAACTTTCTAAATAATAGCATTTTACCAATAATAACACTAGACAATTCATAAATATAGTAGTATATTATGCAATATGCTTAATATACAATTTAGGCACACTAAAACAAACATAGGCACACAAGGAGGCTTACATTATGGCTACATTGGCTGAAATAAGAGCGAAGTTAAAAACTCAAGAAGTGAATCGCTCCACTTCATCATCCGGCGGAGACAACGCCATCTATCCACATTGGAATATACAAGAAGGACAAGAAGCAGTAATTAGATTCTTACCAGATAAGGATCAACACAATACTTTTTTCTGGACTGAAAGGAATATGATTAAATTACCTTTTGCTGGAATTAAAGGACAGACTGATTCTAGACCAGTACAAGTACAAGTACCGTGTATGGAAATGTATGGAAAAACTTGTCCTGTACTAACAGAAGTTAGACCATGGTTCAAAGATAAAAGCATGGAGGACATGGGTAGAAAATACTGGAAAAAGAAAAGTTATATTTTCCAAGGTTTTGTTACAACTAATCCCTTAAACGAAGAAAACCAACCTGAGAATCCTATTAGAAGATTCATAATTGGTCCACAAATCTTTAACATCATTAGATCTGCGTTACTCGATCCAGAAATGGAAGAGTTACCAACTGATTCAGTTAAAGGTGTAGACTTTAGAATTACTAAAACATCAAAAGGTGGTTATGCTGACTACTCAACTTCAAAATGGTCAAGAAGAGAACGTGCATTAGACGAGGCAGAGAGAGCCGCAATTGAAACGCATGGTTTGTTCAACTTATCAGACTATAGA